TAGATCTCCTGCAGCGCCTGGCTGGTTTTTGATTATTTCTTCTGACATATTGTCACCTCCTAGTGATTTTTTCATTTGAATAGATCGGCTGTTTTGAGGAAACTACCGCCCCATAGGGATTTTTCAACCATTTCAGGTTGAGACTGAAGGATATCGCCGATATCTCCAGACTTTCGGAATGCGGTGTCTGCTTCCACAGCGTCTACTCGTTTTCCAAATTCATTAAACTCACTTGATACTGCTGCAATATCTTTTGCAACTGCTACAAATGAATCTTTTACGGTATCAACATCTACCTTTGAAGACTTAAGAAGTTCTACTTCTGCTTGCAAAGACTTTACTGTTGACACTAGATCGCTAAAGGCTGATTCTAGAGTATTTTTCATTTCGGTAACTGCTTCTGCAATTACTTCTTCTGACTTAGATACTTCTACAACTGCTTCAACTACTGATTCGACTGCTGGTGCATCTTCTGCTTTAACAATCTCTTCTGCTACAACATCATCAGTCTTAGCAACTTCTGTTGCTTCAACCTCTTCTGCCTTGGCAATTTCTTCAGTAACTTCTGCAACTGCCTCTGGAGCGACCACAACGTCTTCAACTACATCTGTCTTTTCAACTTGTGTTTTTGATTTTGTCATAGGTTGTACCTCCTTGTTAATCTTAGAAGTATTAATGCCTTTAGCACTATCAACTAAGAATTTTATCATGTCTGTCTTTTCATTATCCGTTTTTTCAACGAAACCTATATTTGCCATTTGTTCACCAGTAGTTGGACTTACCTCTGATTCATTTTCTGAAACCATAACAATTCCTGATTCCTTATCATAAAAAACATTTTCTAAAACTGTATCATCAGCCTTAATAATATCTACTCCGTCAACCTTTTCGACAGATACAATATTTGCAAACTGATTTGCTGGGGAATCTACAAGACTCAACTCAATCAAATCATATTGCTTAATAATTCTAATTGCTTTGTCTGACTTCTCGTCAAACCCATCATCCCATTTGTTCATTCTTCCGCCAATTGAAAAACCAGCAAGAGTTCCGTCTAGAACTTTTTCCCAAGTATCTTGTGCACCCTTTGAAACATAGGCCGATACAAATACTCCATTATAGAACTTCTTTGATTCTGGATCAAAATACTTTTCTGCTTTAAAGTTTACCATTTTGCCTACTGCTAATGGCTGATGCATTTCTCTAATGTTCCCTCGGAATTTTGCAAATGCTTCCATTGATGCTTCGGCTGTTACAATGTCATCTTGCTTGTCGACATTGTCCAAAGATGCAAATCCAGAAACGATTCGTCGCTCTTTGTCTACCTTACTAAAAGGCATTGAAAGACGCAGATTATCCCCATCAGAATTCCAATGGGCCTTAGATATATTGCTCACCATTATATTATATACCCCTTTTTGTCATATCTTGAATATTGAGACACTAGATTTTATCAACTACGGTATCCGCCCCATGATGGTGCTGCTACCCTTAAAAAAGAATTGGCCTTTTCTTCTCCCATACTAAATAACTTTCTAGAGTCCTTGGCATGCTGGCTGTCTTTGTTTGCCATATGGACAAAGAGAAGCAGGACATAGTCTTCTTGACTATCAGAAGGAAAATCATTTCTCCAGTGGGGCTCTTCCTCACCACAAATAAAGGTTACAGAGTTTACCGTATTTGAGAAACTTTCTCCTTCGATAACCAATGGCCAATCGACTGTGGCGTCTACAACTATGTCCATAACCAACTCTCCGACTGCTTTATCTATGTGTCGCTTTAGTTCTGGAACAATCCCGTCTTTAATCTGATATTTAACTATCTGGTTGTATATAATTTCTAGAGAGTCATTTTTGGTTTCTTGTTTTGCTTTGTCCAACAGAATGCTTTGAAGTTCATTTGAAAGGAAACACACCCTATATTCCCTTGTGCAATCTTTACCGTAACTAAGTCCGTACTGATCATTTATTTTTTCAAAAACGCCTTCTTTTATTTTATTAAAAGTTTCATTATCAAAAAAGTCAGGTCTATATATAGATTTCATTATGAAGTAGAGCGACCTTCTCCTTTTGGATTTCGGCCTGCAACTGTTGATGTGCTATCTGAGTTATTGTTTGTGCGTTCTGCATCTCTTGCTCTTGTTGTTGTTGCCTCTGCTGCTGCCTCTGGCTTCAGGTCTAGAACCTCATCACCACCATCTCTTTGTGGCATATCCAAAACAACTCTTGCTTCGTTAGGAGTCATAATTTGATTCTTAACATAACGCTCAAGAATTTGAGACTGAGCAATTTCGTCTGTAAGTGTTAGTTCATTAAATGTAAATTCAATAATGTCTGTCTTTTCACGAATAATTTTATTGATCATTTTTTCAAGTTGTCTTTGTGCTGGTCTTGCAACCTGCTCCTTAAAGGTGCGATCCTGTGCAAGTGCTGCTGCAATAGATCCAGAATCGCCACCTCCAAGTTTAGACAGTGGCACTTGATGTGCAACTAGGATGTCATCACGGTTTTGTTTACGATACTCTTTAAATGAGCCGTCCTGTATACCGTCTTCGATGGGCTCCATTTTAAATTCAACCTTGTTGTTTTCGCTATCACCTGGAAGTGGAATATATAGCGTTCTGTGTGACTGCCCTCTGAGATTTGTCTGTAAGAATCGAAACATCTTATCTTCTGCATCTCCAGAAAGTTTTGCACCCTTCAACGTTACAACATAACGTGGTACTGCCTTGTTTGCAAAGTAATCAATATTATATTGTGAGGCAAGAGAGTCTCCGTGTAGTGAGTTAATAGCCGACATAATGTCTGGCACTCCGTAGAATGTATTGAGAGGTGAGTACTGCTTAAAGTGAATAATTTCATTTGGTCTTGCATCTGTTGTTAGTGGGTTTTGGTTCTTTGCTCCAAAGTTACGGAAGTAAACGATTTTGTTTCCAATAATCTGAACGTAGCCATCTTTGATTCTTCGCACTCGCATTGTTGTTGAAGGTATGTGTCCTACATAACCAATTTCTCCACGAGTAGTTCTACCAATTTCTAGATAGCCATTTCCAGTTGACTGTAAGTCTGTGTAAACCTTTTCCATTGTTGCAGTAAATGAGTCATCGTCATTAAGTGACTCTAGCCAGTCTCTTGCTTCAATCTTTGTTCTTTCAATTCTCTTTCTTGCTTTCTGTGTTGCACTATTGTCTTCTGATGACTCAAGTCTCATCATTGTTCTTTGAGAAACCTTAAACTCATATCCAAGACCCACAATATTTTCTACCTTAGCGTCAATTGCTGCGTGGTTTGCAAATGAGGTGTCATAATAGTTTGCTAATTCGTAAAGGTTCCACGGTGGTGTAATAACATCAAACATTCCGTATCCATTTACATATACTAATCCTGGGTTTATCTCTTTTGATTGTGCTCCATCAATACCGCTTTTTCCAGCAAGTGCTGCAGTTGTATACTGAGTAGTTGGCTCAACCATCTTTGTTGAAGATCTGCTTATGCGTCTTTTAAAATTTGCCTCTAGCCCATCAAGAGATTTTAATGAATCCCAATTACCGTTAAATGGATCTGATTTTGAAAATGTATCATCTTTCTTTATTGCATCATCAATTCTTGCGTGGATTTCGTAATCGTTATCTTCCATAATTAATCCTCATCTCCGTATTTAGCAATTGTATCTTTTGCTGCCTGGACTGCTCCAAGATCATTAAGGGATGGAATCAAGCCAGCATTTAGCCTGTCTACTTGCTCAGAATACTCTTCTTCTGAAACTCTTGTTAGCCCTGGAACAAATACGCATGTACCATCTCCTGGATCTCCGTAATGCATTGCAGTCTTTTTTAGTTCTGCCATTCTAGTAAAGTCGTTTTTATCTGAAGGTATATTTAGTACAGAACCGTTTCCATCTGTAAACCATTTACCATTTGCTTTTTTATACACATAAAGGCCCCAGTCATAGTTCTTTTCAATGACTTGTCGTCTTACATTCTTTACAATCGGTTCACCAGTTTTTGGGTTTATTAAGGAATCCATAACCACAAGTATACCATATCATACTGGATCTTGTACGAACTGGTCCCAATTTGCTTCTGTAAACAGAGTATATGAGTATTCTCCAAACTGAACTGGTCTATCATCGTCTACAATTATCTTGTTTGTTCCTGTATAACTCTTGTAAACATCCGAAGGGTTGACTCCATAATAACTGGTTTCTGACAACACAAGAACCTTGTTCCAGTTAAAGGAAGGAATATCCCAAAATCTCCAGTTAAGACGTTCTGAATCTAATACTTTTACTCTAAACCATGGTCTTTCTGCTATGATTTGAACTTCTTGTAAGTTAGTAGACTGGTAATATGATATGTTGTTGAATAATAATGGTCCAGTTAATCTTACTGCCCCTTCAAAAAATGAAAAATTTAAACTGCTTGAAAAATTAATACCTAGGAATCCCCACTCTTGAAGAGTTATTACTGGTTCTTTTACTACATTCCCATTCCAGTAAAACCCAATTCCATCTTGGATAAGTCCTGTTTTTGCATCTATGGCATATATTTTTGCCCTTCTTCCAGAAGGATCACTGGCTACCATGTAGAACTTTATATACGAGTCTTTACTTTCTATCTCAAATATTTGAGTTGGTGAATAAGGGAAATAGTCTCCATCAAATCGAACAGCCATTTGCATTGCTATAACCTTAAAGCCTTCAGCCCTACTTTGATTTACTGGAATCATTAGCCCTCTATTCACCAAGGGATCATACTTTCCTTTTAATTGTATTCCGCTATTCTTAGTTAAATATAGATATGGGGATGAGCCAGTGTAAATTGCAAAAGGGTTGTTTCTTTTAAAGTCGTAGTAAATTCCAGTTTTAGTATATGGGTATAA